CGCGACACTCATGCAGGCGGCGCGCGGCGACTTCAAGGGCGCTGCTATCACGGCCGGGATCGCGGCCGGTGCCGAAGCAGCGCCGTACGGCGTCGCGCGCTTCCTGACATCCGACATCGGACAGAAGTGGCTGACGGAAGGGTACGGCAAGCGCGGCTTGTTCGCGCAGCGCGTGAAGGCCGCTCAGAATGCGCCTGCGGCCGCTGCCAGTCCGAAGCCTGGACAAACGCCGGGCACCGGGCAGGGACTGGTGACGCGGAGGTTCGTGCGCGTCCCAAGGGCGGCCCGGCGCAAGGCCGGGAGCCGGTAGCCTGTCGAAAGAGGCAGGCATCGCGACTCCAGCGATGCTCACTGGCGGCGCTCTCGATGCGCTCTTCCGCAAGATGGCCGGGCGCGGCGGCGCACCCGATCTCGATCTTCAGGGCGCGGTGCGCGAGTACATCAAAGAGCGCGGGCGACGACGTATTCGTGGATGTCGATCCCCGCAAGCAGGCGATCGCCGACGCCTACGAGGCGATGAAGCACGACCCGGCGAATCCGGAGGTCCAGAAGTCCTACGCGGCGCTGATCGATGGCGTCAATCAGCAGTGGGAATACGCGACCAAGAACTCGGCATCACGTTCGAGCCGTGGAAGGGCGAGGGCCAGCCCTACAAAGACTCGGCCGAGATGATGACCGACGTGCGCCGGAACAAGCATCTCTACTTCTTCCAAGGCGGCGACATTGCCAGCCGATCACCCGCTGGCGCAGATCGATCAGGCGACCGGGCTCACGATGAACGACAAGCTGCGTGCCGTGCATGATCTGTTCGGGCACGACGAGGGCGGCTTCCAGTTCGGCCCGCGCGGCGAGGAAAACGCATGGCTGAAACACTCGCGCATGTTCCCGCCTGAAGCGATCCCGGCGCTGACGACCGAGACCAAGGGACAGAACTCGTGGGTGAACTTCGGCAAGCACGTCCGCGAAGCCGAAGGCAAGATCGCACCGGCCGATCGGCCGTTCGCCGAGCAGAAGGCCGGGCTCCTGCCGAAAGAGTTCTATGAGCGGCCGCTGCTCGACGTGGTTCACTACTCCGACTCGCCGGACATCACGGAACTCGACCCGATGAAGTACGGCACGGCGAGCTACCCCGGAGCCGAGCGCCAGCGCTACATGGAACCGCAGTTCGTGCCGCGCACCTACGTCGGCGTCGAAGGCCAGTACAAAGAGCCGAAGATTCAAGGGCGGCCGTTCCGGTACGTCACGCGCCTCGAAGGCTCGACGCTGTACGACATCGCGGCCGATCCGAAAGGGCTGTGGGCGAAGGCGTTCGAGGACGCCGCGCGAGAAGGCGTGTACGGGCGCGAAGCGGCGAGTCGCGCAGAGCAGGCGCTGCGCGATGCCGGGTACACCGGCTACAAGGGACACGGCGGCGCGATCGCCAGCTTCCAGCCCGTCAAGGTCGAACCGACGTTCATTCATCCGGACATCGAGAAGCTGCTACTGCCGGAGGAACTCGCGCAATTCGACACCGAGCAGAAGCGCATGCGCTTCAATCGCGAGTTCCAGTCGCTGCCGGAGAAGGAATACTTCATCGCGGCGGCGAAGGCCGGATCGGTCTCGCGCAAGTGGTATGAGCGCTCGGCGCAGGCATTCGACGCGCTCAACGAGTCGCAGCCGCACCTGTTCAAAGAGGGCGACAAGCAGAAGTTCATGGACTTCGTTGCAGCGCTCTCGCCGCAGCAGCCCGTGACCGAGAACCTCCGCATGGGCGTCGAACTCTGGCGCAAGTGGTCTCGCGCCGGGCGGCCGCTCGACGACGCCTCGCTGAAGAAGCTGCTGAAGCGCAGCGTCGATCTGCCTGCGCGCTACGGCAACGCTGTGCGCGCGCTGAAGGGCGAGCCGCTGAGTGGGCCGAAGGTCTCCAGCTTCTCGCCGAACCTGCTCGGCGAAGGGAATAAGGTCACAAACGACACGTGGATGGCTGTTTTCAGCGGCCGCGATCCCGCAGCGATCGGGCGGCCGGAAGTCTACAACGCGATGAGCGCGCGCGTGCGCGAGGCCGCGAAGGAACTCGGCTGGAAACCGGCACAGGCGCAGGCGGCGGTGTGGGGCTTCGTGAAGACGCTGGCCGAGGTATCAGGTTGGGGCCGCGAGAAGTTCAAACCGCCGACCGAAGTGGTAAAATTGCTCAGTGATGAATTGGTCGCGCAGCATGCACAGGACTTCGCCGACATCCTGCGCGAGAATCAGGAAGTGAGATCGCGACTCTCGCGTCTCGGAGTGGACATCGATGCTCTCGACAAAGCGCTCGAAGCCAAAGTCGCCAGCAAGGAAGTCGAAGGCGGAACTCGCGCTGCTGATCAATCGCGTCTTAGGAAAGCTGCTGAACGCCTCGCCGAAGCCCGCACCAGTAAGCGGACTGACGCAGCAGTAGCGCGGCACCTGCCGCTCTTAGGCGAAAGAGAGGAACCGCCGAAGCCACTACGCGGATTCACGCGGCGCTAGACTATGGCAGCACCGGCAGCAGTCATCAATGAGAAGCGGCGGCAGCAGAAGCGCGATCTCGTTGCGCTGCTCGGCGGTAAGTGCGTGCGCTGTGGATTCGACGGACATCCGGCCGCATTCCACTTCCATCATCGCGATCCAGAAGCGAAGGATTGCACGATCGGCTCTATGCTCGGCAACACGTCATGGGAGCGAATCGTTGAAGAAGCCGGGAAGTGCGAACTGCTCTGTGCGAACTGTCACGCGATCGAGACATACGACTGTGAGCGCGTCCGGGCAAAGAAGAGACGCCGGGCGGCGTGGCGCAAGGAGTTGGGTTGACAGGGCATAGAAACCACAATACGTTGTAGACCATCACTCCAAGCGCCGTCGCACGACGGCGACCCTGATGGCGGCGGCCGGGCGAAAGCCCGGCCGTTTGCTTTTTGGTAACTATTTGCCTATTGACTTGACAGGGTATGGGCGTATAATTGCTGACACGGCGTCATCAGGCACCTACTGGAGTGACAAATGGCCGGAGCAGTTCCCGCTACACGAGAAGACGATCCAGTTCGAGGCGACCAACGGCGCGCTGATGATCTACGAAGCCACGCCGGAGCGCGCCGGATACGCCGAAGCCCCGGACTGGAAGAAGAACATGCAAGACATCGTGCGCGACATCATCGCGCACGTGAGACAGGAGCAACGATGAAGCCGAAGGGGCGCAGGGCGGCGGCGGATCGTGCCAGCATCACGGTACGGTTCGACGCCTCGAACAAGAAGCTGGCGCTGATGGAGAAGCGCCAGATCAGGCGAGCCGCGAAGCTCGCAGGGATTCCCATGAACACGTTCTGCTCGCGCGCGCTGAAAGCAGTCGCAGAGCGCACGATCAGACTTCACAGCCAGAGGGTGCTCTATGGCAGTACGCAAGCAGGAAGACGGGCTGTGGCGCTGCGACGAGTGCAGGGCGACGGGCAAGGAAGCGATCATCGTCCATGAACCGGCGTGCTCACTCTCGGAAGAGAAGATGGAGCGCTACAAAAAATCAACCAACAGACTCACCGATCGCGAGCTAGGGAACATCGATCTCAGCGACATCCCGCAGCTACACGAGATGGGCCGCAGTGATCCGCGCTACCGCTTTCGGAGTGTCCGCAACAAGCTAAAGTAGGTCAGGAGAATTGGAGCGATGGCAAAGCAAGAAGTGAAACTCTACGGCGGCGATGTCGTGCTCACCTTCGAGCCGGGATCGAGACGTTGCGCTACCTGGCGCGCGAGCGCCAGGCGCTGAAGAGACCGGCGGCCTCTGTGCGGATGGCGCTGAAGGCCGCCAGGAGAGGAGCCGAGTAATGGGCTGGATCGGAGTGGACTTCGACGGAACGCTGGTGCACGACCGCGGCAAGGACTCGATCGACAAGTTTGGCGATCCCATCTGGCCGATGGTCGAGAAGGTGAAGGCGCTGCTCGAGGCCGGGCGCGAAGTCCGGATCTTCACCGCGCGCGTGGCTGGTGGCGAGTGGCCGCCGCTGGAGGCGGCCATGCACATCCGGAACTGGTGCCGCCGCTACCTGGGCCGCGAGCTGGAGATCACCTGCAAGAAGGACCAGCACATGGACGAGCTCTGGGACGACCGCGCGGTGCGCGTGGTCCGCAACGCGGGGCACTTCGCCCTGCCCGAAGAGGCGACATCGGCCGGCGCGTAGCCGGCATGAGAGGAAGTGCAGGATGAAGAAGAAGCAGGAGAAATCGGTAGCGCAAGAGGCGGCGGAATCGAAGCACGTCCTGGTGCTGCGCACTTGTGACGCGAACGGCAAGTCTCACAGCCGTTTTCAGTGGCCAGAGAAGGGACCGGTTGAATGCAATGACTGGGACCCCACGCCACGCTGCGGTGGTGGCCTGCATGGCCTCGCCTGGGGCGATGGCGACTGGAGCCTGCTCAACAGCTCCCACGATGCCAAGTGGCAAGTGGTGAAGGTCCCGGAGAAGGACATCGTGGCCATCGACGGCCACAAGGTGAAGTTCCCGCGCGGCGAAGTGCTCTACACCGGGAACATGGCCGACGCGATGGCCATGGTGCTCGCCGACCGCTGGCGCATCGAGCAACTGGTAGCCGCGATCCAGAAGGAGAACGCAGAGAAGGAGGCAAAAAATAAATCGGGCGGCGACCTGTCGGTCGCCGCGTCCTCGGGCTACTCCAGCAAGGCCGCGTCCTCGGGCTACTCCAGCACGGCCGCGTCCTCGGGCGACTCCAGCACGGCCGCGTCCTCGGGCTACTCCAGCAAGGCCGCGTCCTCGGGCGACTCCAGCACGGCCGCGTCCTCGGGCTACTCCAGCAAGGCCGCGTCCTCGGGCGACTCCAGCAAGGCCGCGTCCTCGGGCGACTACAGCACGGCCGCGTCCTCGGGCTACTCCAGCAAGGCCGCGTCCTCGGGCTACTCCAGCAAGGCCGCGTCCTCGGGCGACTTCAGCAAGGCCGCGTCCTCGGGCTACTCCAGCAAGGCCGCGTCCTCGGGCGACTTCAGCACGGCCGCGTCCTCGGGCGACTCCAGCACGGCCGCGTCCTCGGGCGACTCCAGCACGGCCGCCGCGAAGGGGAAGAACACGATTGCGATGGCAGCGGGCCACGGCTGCGCGGTGAGCGCCGGCGAGAACGGCTGCTTCGCCACGGCCTATTGGGACGAGAAGGCAAAGCGCTACCGGATCCTCGTTGGCTACGTGGGCGAGGACGGAATCGAGCCGGAGACGGACTACCGGATCGAGAAGGGCAAGTTCGTTCCGGTCACAGCAAAAGCGAAGAAGGCGGGCGCGTAGCGCGCTAAAGTAGGTCAGGAGAATTGGAGCGATGGCAAAGCAAGAAGTGAAACTCTACGGCGGCGATGTCGTGCTCACCTTCGAGCCGGGCAGGCACCGCTACGCGGTCACGATCCCGAAGCAGAAGATCGTGAACCAGAAAGTCCCATCCGTCACCGCGATCACCGGCATGCTCGACAAACCGGCGCTCGTGCAGTGGGCGGCGAACATGTGCGTCACGTCGCTGGAGCAGACGATCCGGCCGAACACGGCGTACAACGAGGCTCAGTTGGCAGCGTACTTCAACGAGGCGCGCTTCAACTTCCGCAACGTGAAGAAGGAAGCCGCCGACATCGGCACGCAGGCGCACGAGTATCTGGAGAGGCACCTGAACTGGCTGCGTGGCGTAGGCCCGGCACCGGACGCGCCGGACGATCCGCAGGCGGCGCTCTGCGTGAACGCTGGCAAGGCGTGGCTCTCGGCGCACGAGGTCAAGATCATCGAGACCGAGCGCGTCGTGTACTCGCTGAAGCTCGACATGGCGGGGAAGTTCGACAAGCGCATGATGATCGACGGCGAGCACTGCATCGCGGACTGGAAGACCGGCAAGGACATCTACCCGGAGCAGGTTCTTCAGGTAGGCACCTACGCCGGGATGTGGGAAGAAGAGCAGGTCGCGAGCGGCAACGGGAAGAAGGCCAAGCCGATCGACGCGATCTGGATCGTGCGGCTCGGCAAGGAAGACGGCGACTTCGAGGCGGTTCGATTCCCGCGTGACGTGATCGAGTGCGCGCGGAAGGGCATCGCCGGGCTGCGGGCCGCGTACGACTGTATGGCCGATCTGAAGGCGAGGGTAGAGGCATGACGTTCGACAAGCGCAGGCTGATCGGCCGGAAGATCGTCGCTGCGCTCACGGCATTCCGCGCGAGTGTCGTGAGGGCAGCTAGCCCGAAAGGAGAAAGAGATGGACGAGGACAAGCTCACCTACGTCTGGAAGGAAGTGGCAGCGGGTCGCGGTAATCACGGCGACTTTCTGCAGTCCTTCGCACGCGCCTTCGGGCGCGCAGACGACCTGAACCGCATCATCCTCGAGCCGGCAGCGAAACAGTTGGCCGACAAGTACGGCCTCTGGAAGTACCTGCCCAGGGAGGGTAGCGATGTCGCAGCCTTGTTCGGGCTGCGGTAGCAAAGAAGGCACTAGACAGCGCCGGGGAAAGCGGGTACATTCCCCGGCACAACATCAACCAAAGTAGTCGGGCCCAAACGACTTCCATCAGGGAGAGGTCTATGGAGATGATCACCGCAGGCGGGATCACGTTCGATCCTGCCAAGCCACCGCAGAAGCTGACCGAGAAGCTCGCGCGTATCGCCGCTGAGATCGGCGGTCTCGAAAAGCGCGGGTTCAACGACCACTTCAACTACGCCTTCCTGCTCGAATCCGACATCGAAGACGCGCTGCGCGCGAAGCTCGCAGAGGCGAAGGTCTTCATCTTCGCCGGGAACAACCGCATCGTCGGCCGCGAGAAGATCGGCGAGAGCGCGAAGGGCAACCCGAAGCTGCTTACCGATGTCGAGGTCTCGATCCTGATCTCCGACGCCGAAAGCGGCGAGTGGGTTGTGCTCACAGGTGTCGGCACCGGGGAAGACAACAGCGACAAGGGCACGTACAAGGCGATCACGGGTGCCGTGAAGTACCTGCTGATCAAGTCGTTCCGCCTCTCGACGGGCGACGATCCGGAAGAGACGCGCGAGGCGCGCGACAAGTCCAAAGTTCGGACAAAACAGGGCAAGGTCGAAGTGCCGCCGTGTGGTGTCTGCGGTAAGCCGATCACCGCGACGACATGGAACAACAAGCCGGTGACTCCGCAGGTGGTCGCGGCGACGACGCGCCAGAAGTTCGGCGCGTCGATGTGCGATGCCTGCGCGCAGGCGCGGGCAAAGAAGGGGCCAGCGCCGGAGCCGTCTGCTTCCAAGAATCCGGACGGCACGGAGCGGATCGCGGGCCAGATCACCGGGATCGAGTGGAAGACCTCAACCGGCAAGAACAAGGCGCAGTACGCGAAGATCAGCCTGTTCGGCGGCATCGTGGTCTTCGACTACCACAAGTCACACCAGCAGTATCTCGCGAAGGCGAAGAAGGGCGAGCAGATCATCGTGATCACGAAGGCACGCATGAGCGCTGGCACCCTCTACCGTGACGTGGAGCGGCTGGTGCAGTGCGCGGGGATCGAGTTCGGCAACGACGGACTGCCGGTGCCGGGCGATCTCGACTAACTAGAGGGCCGGGCATTGACCCGGCCCCGTTTCTTTCCTTCTGAGGCGAGGGTATGAAAAAGTCACTGGAGCTTTCGATCTTCGAGCGCGATGGCTACACCTGCCGTGGCTGCCACTCGAAGTTCCCGTCGAAGTACCAGATCGACACGAAGCGCAACCGGCCGGGCGAACCGGGCTTCCAAAACTATCTGATCGTCGATCACGTCGAAGGCCGCAGCGAAGAGCCGAGCAACCTTCAGGCGCTCTGCTTTAACTGCAACATCTCGAAGTCCGGGCGCGGCCAGAACGCTTTTCAACTTAGCATCGCGCTGAAGCGGCTCGGCCGTTGTGTCGCGTACTACCCGGCGCTCGCGCGCCTGATGGGCCTGAAGGAATCGATCTTCCTCTGTCAGTTGATCTACTGGACCCCGAAGGGCCGCCACGAAAAAGGCGATGGCTGGATTTACAAGTCCGTCGAAGAGATGGACGAAGAGACCGGTCTCACCTACAAGGAACAGATCAGGATCAGGAAGTCGCTCCAGCGCCAGAAGCTGCTCGAAGAGTTCTACGATCGCGAGCAGCACCGGCTCTATTTCCGCGTGCTGGCGGACGGCCTGAATAAGCTCAGCGGGCACCTGCCCGATGGTCAGGTGGTAGGGCAGGTGACGAACGGGCAGGTGCTCGCCGGGCAGGTGGCAACTGACAATCGGTCTGGTGGCACCTTCCCGAAGGTCAGTTCGTATAAGGAACAAGAGACTACGCAGGAGAGTACACAAAAAAACAAGGCGGTTGATCTCTACCCGTTCGCTGAGAAGATCGTCGATCTATGGGATCGTAAAGAGTCTCGCGATCACGGAGTAGAGAAGACCGTTGCAGCAATCCGCGCGATCGCGAAGGCGACGAAGGGCGATCCGATCGCGGCCGCGCGCTGGCTCTTCCGGCGCGTCCACCATCAGGCGGCGATCTATCGTTCCAAGAGAGAACTCGACAAGTGGCCGTACATCGCAACATGGATGCATCAGAAGCGCTACAACGATGCTGCGCTTTCAGGTGAAGGGCCGGTGCAAATAAATCCGGGTATCGCACGTGATGGCGCGGCGGCGCTCGACGAAAAGCTGCGGAGGTCTCGTGCCGCGACCGCGTAGCAAGAAGCCGAAGGGACCGGAGATCGACCTGAGCGGCTACGGTGGGCTGCCCGGCGCGATTGAAGCCGAGCGCGCGATCCTCGGAGCCGTTTGTCTCGACAATAAACTCTACGGCGAAGTCGCGGCCGCGATCTCAGGCGACGATCTGGTGCTCGACTCGCACCGTCGCATCTACGCCGCGATGCGAGCGCTCGCCGACGCCTCGAAGCCGATCGATCTCGTCACGCTCACCGACGAACTGAAGGCCGAGCGCGCGATCGATCAAGTCGGCGGCATCGTCTACATCGCCGATCTCACGACCGGGCTGCCGCGCAGGCCGCGCGTCGATGAGTACTGCCGACTGGTGCGCGACAAGGCGCGCAGCCGGGCGCTGATCCTCGCGGCGACGAAGGCGCAGTACGCCGTGCTCGAAGGCGAGAAGGTAGACGACGCGCTGGCATCGCTGGAGATCGACACGCTGGCGATTTTGGGGCGCGGCCGCCGTCTCGAAGCGCGCAGCGCCGAAGAACTCGCGCGCTCGACGTTTGAAGACATCTACAACATTCGCGAGTCGAAGCAAACGCTCGTCGGCCTCACGACCGGGCATGAGGAACTCGATCGACTCACAACCGGCTACCGCGCGGGCGAGTACTACATCCTCGCGGCGCGCACCGGCAAAGGGAAGAGCGCTCTCATGGTGCAGGGCGCACGCGCGCAGGTACGCGGCGGCCGGAAGCCCGCGATCATGTCGATCGAGATGTCCGGCGAAGCCGTGATCATGCGCGCGATCTCGCTGGAGACCGGGATCGACCACTACTTCCTGCGCGATCCGCGCCTGCTCGACGAGTACGATCTCGACAAAGTAGCGCAGGCAGCGAAGGCGATCGGGCAGTGGCCGTGGATGATCGACGACGCGGCCGGGATCACGCGGCGCGAGCTTCTTGCCCGCTGCCGCATGCACATCGCGCGCGGCGCTGAGATCATCTACGTCGATTATCTCCAGTACGTGAGCGACCCGGACATCCCCGATCGGTACGAGCGCGTGACGGCCGTGTCCGGCGATCTGCGCGATCTCTCGAAGCAGACGAACGTGCCGATCGTGGCACTCTCGCAGTTAAAGCGCGCCAAAGACGAGAACGAAGAGCCGAGCATCCACGACCTCAAAGAGTCGGGCAACATCGAGAACGACGCGCACGCCGTCGTGCTGATCCACCGGCCGAAAGAGCGCGGGCGCTACACCGGCAACGACAAGCTGATCATCGGCAAGCAGCGCAGCGGCCTCGCCGACGTGTACGCGAAGACGTACTTCAACGGGCCGACGATGGAGTTCCGGCCGCGCTCGGCCGACTACGTGCCAGTGGAAGGCAGCGAGCCGGAGATGCCGGAGCCGCCAGCGCCGGAGCGGCGGGGCTTCGCGATGGACCGGCCGCAGGATGGAAGCGAGGCGTACGCAGAATGAAGTGCGAGCACAAAGACTTCACGGCGCACGTCGTCGTGACGCGGATCGAAGACGTGAAGGGCTTCTTCGCTGACATACGAGCCAAGTGCGCCGACTGCGGCCTGCCGTTCGAGTTCGTCGGCGTCGATGCGGGACTGTCGTACGAGAAGCCGATGGCGTCGGTGGACGCGCAGGAACTTCGCGCGCCGATCCGGCCGAAGGGCTGCAAGATTCTTCCCGCCGTGCCGGGCTTCAACGTGAGGGCTGTATGAGCATGGCGGCAATCTGGCGACTCGGCTGCTGCAAGAAGTGGTTCGTGCAGGGCCGCAGCGGCCCGCACCACTCCGGCATAACGCCGCTGCTGATGAACTGTGTGCCGTGTCTCGGTCCTGAGAAGACATTCGCGGCCGAGTTCATGGGGTACTTCGACGACGCGAAGCTGAAGGACGCGACGGCGCGCTTCAGGTTCCTCGTGCCGAGCGAGATCAAGAAGTTCGTCGCCATCTACGGCGACCGGCCCATGTCGCAACACAAAGCACCAGAGCTACCAATCGGGGAGGAAAGTGATGGGATACCCAACGTACGAACTGACGTTCGAGCGCTTCAGCCGGGTAAATCGCGAACGATGCGAAAGCCCGGAAGGATTCAATCACAAGCTGGATGACTGGAGCACGAGCGATTGGTTCGTCGCAGTGCTCGGTGAACTTGGTGAGGCAGCAAACGTCGCGAAGAAGCTGAATCGCCTGCGCGACGGCATTCCCGGCAACAAGGAGACCGCCGACGAACTTCGCAACAAGCTCCGCAAGGAACTCGGCGACACGTTCGTCTACCTCGACCTGATCGCGCAGAAGCTCGGCTTCAACATCGGCGACGCGGCGGCGGAAGTCTTCAACTCGAAGTCCGCAGAGATCGGCTACCGGCAGATCGCGCTGTGAGCGGCCGCGCAAAACTCGCTCGCGCCAAGAAGATCGACAAGGCGCTGCGCTCGGTCCCGAAGAACTGGCGCACCTACTCGAAGCTGATGGGGAAGCTCGCCTACGAGATGCAGCAGGGCGATCTCTATCGGTTGCTCGGCTACAAGACCTTCGAGAACTACGTAGACTCGCTCGACGCGGCGCGCGGCCTCGTGTTCGAGATGAAGAAGGTGTACCAGTCCTTCAAGTCGCTGCCGGAGCAGCGCTGGTTCGACGTGCCGAACGAGAACCTGAAGATGATGGTGAACCTGCCGGAGCGCCAGCGCCTGAGCGAGCGCTGGCTGGCTGAAGCCCGGCGCAGGAAGGCACCGGAGTTCCGGGCGCTGCTCAACTCGGAGCGCGGGCTGGCGCTCGAAGAGACCGCGCGGATCACGATCAAGACGGAGCGCTCGGCCGAAGGGCCGATCCGCGACGCGCTCGCGGCCGCGCGGCTGATCTACGGACTCACGACGGACGGCGACGCACTGGAAGCGATCGCCGAGTACTTCATGCAGGGACCATGCGAAGAGCAAGAGGGCCAGAGCAACCAAGAAGCCTATCAGGGGCTTAGGAGGAAGCGATGATTTTTTGTCCATCATGCGGGCATGAACACTCGTTCTTCGAGTTTCTGTCGAAGCGCAAGCTGCCGCAGAAGATCAGTGACCTCAACGTGATGTCGCTCGACTGCGGGGAGTGCGGCGGCTCGTTCCTGATCGAGCGCACGAACGCGGCCGTGCCGGAGCCGGTCCACGAGACGCGATCGCTGCGCGAGTACGCGCGTGACAAGATCGTGGAGTTCAAGCAGCGCCGGGTGAAGGGCAGCGGGACGCGGCCAGCGTGAAGGGCCGAGTCAAATACCGGGGCCGCTGGATGACGCCGCTCGCGAAGCAGGTGCTGGAGAACGAACATCGGCGCGAGCGCGGAGCGCATCAGGCGCGCTCGATTGCGACCGGGCGCGGCGGCGACAAGCGGATCGCGGCGACACGGAAGCGGCTGATCGCGGAGTACCGGCGAGTCACCAGAGGGAGGATGAATGTTAAGGCGAAAGAAGCGATTGCAGCAAAAGTCGCGACTGAAGGCCGGGAAGCCGTTAAGGCGGCGCTCGAAGTTAAGCTCGACGCGCTCCGGCGCACCTACCCGTTCCTGCGGGCTACGGCGGCGCGCGAAACGCGAAGCCTCATGGGTTGTTCGATCGGGGATCAGGTACTACAAGCCGTATTTTAGCGGCCGCGAGGTCTGCATCACTGCCGAAGCATGGGCGCTACGACGACTCGAATCGCTCGCGCACTTCAAGGGTGTCTGCCAGTGCGGCTGCGGCCAAAAGTTCGGCTACGCATTCGTCGCCGATCCGACGCCGTACGGGTGGACCGCTGAAATTAAGTGGGACGCGCATCACGTGAACGGGCGAGGGCGCGGGCGCGACGATCGCGTGCTCGTCGATGGGAAGCCGAACCTAGTGCCGTTGATCCACGATCACCACATGGCCGAACACAATCAGGCTGTCTCGAACGAGCAGCCTCAATGGAGCGGACACGATGGCAGCAGGAAGACCGATCACGGCAGAGACGATCGAGAAGATCAAGCGTCTCGACGCTCACGGCGTCGTGCAGTCCGCGATCGCCGTACGATGCGGCGTGACTCAACCGGCAGTGTCGAAGGTGCTGAAGCAGGTACGGAAGGGGGCGCAGGCTCGTAAGTCGCAAGCGCACGGCTGATCTTCTCGTTATCCGGCGCGTGCTCAGGGCAGGTGCTATTGGGGCCGCATCCACAGGGTTTCATGGGCCACTCCTGATGGCGAAGGGCACGGGGTAACTACCATTATAACCAGCAATTCACAGTTGACAGGGCATAGGAACAGCACGACGATGTACGACATCCGTAACCCTTTAGAAGTAAGGCTCACCCGGTAGTCGGGCGAGCGGCCAGCGAGCCGCATCCCCTGCGACAGTGGGGCGTAGTACATGGAGGCATTGGTGTCCCGGCGCAACACAGTCCCGGTGTACTCGTGCGATCGATCGTTCACGCGGCCGCTGCGCTACGTGACTCCGACGACCGCCGAAGAAATGATCTCCGGTGAAGACCCGCAGGCGGATCGCATCAGCCGCCTAAAAGAACCTCTCCGCATTCGACTCCGCGAACCACAACGACTCCGCGACCACGATCCTTCCTCGATCACAGTTCACGAGATGCGCGTGAACGCCGGGCTGCACGGGACAATCTGCTTCTGCAAGAAAGACGATCTGACCGGCGAGGTCATCGTCGAGTGCGCGTGGTGCCTGACGAGAGCGAAAGTCCAAACCTTCCGCGAGGAACAGGTGAAATGCCTGCCTCTGACTTCGACTGGCTCGGCGCGACGATCTACGTTTCAGTTGTGATCCTGATCGCGTTCCTGAAAGCTGCGCGCCTGTCCACGGATCGGCGTAAGCGGCGAGGCGACGATGGCGAAACCAAACGGGAAGAGCAACGGAAAACTCGACGATGGTGAAGTGCTCGCGTCGGTACGCAGCCCGCGCAAGCAGCGCTTCGTGAAGGGACTGCTCGAAGGCAAGACGCAGGAGCAGGCGGCGCTCGCGGCGGGATACTCGCCGAGCACGGCGCGCACGAAGTCGTCAACGCTGCTGACGGCCGACGTTCGCGCTGCGATCGACAAGGCTCTGGACAAAGAGATCCGGTTATCCCACGCGATCAAGCGGCTCAAAGAGGGACTCGACGCCGAAGACCAAGAAGTCGTCATGAAGCGCGTCGATGACAAGAACATCTCCGAAGTCGCGCGCAAGCCGAACATGTACGTGCGCCACAAGTACCTCGAAACCTACTTCAAGCTAAAGGGCGCTCTCGGCGGCGGCGCGGGAGGGACGGAGATCAACGACTCGAACGTTGTCGTCGTCTTCGACATGTGATGGCGCGAGCGCGCACAGTCCAAAGCTCGGACCCGAAGGTGATGATCCGGTTTTCGGAGTTGGTGAACCAGACTCCGAAGCAGCGCGAGTTTTTCGATGCGCTGAAGTCGGGCCTCTTTAAGTTCATCCTGTACGGCGGCGCGGCCGGCGGCGGCAAGTCGTTCGCCCTGAGATGGGGCGCGGTCCTGTTCCTGATGTGGGCGTTCTTCCGCTACGGCGTGCAAAACGTCGTCGTCGGGCTGTTCTGCGAGGACTACCCGCAGCTTCAGAAGCGCCAGTTGTCGAAGATCGCGATCGAGTTCCCGAAGTGGCTCGGCGAGACGAAGAGCAGCAAGGAACTCGGCCTGCACTTCCGGCTCGCGGAGAAGTTCGGCGCGGGGATCATCTTCCTGTGCAATCTCGACGAGCCGTCGAAGTACGACTCCGTTGAGTTCGCAGCGATCTTCATCGACGAGCTAACAAAGAACACCGAAGACAGGTTCGACGAACTCCGCAAGCGTTTGCGCTGGCCGAGGAAGCCGAAAGAGCCGAGCTTCCCGGTGGGATTCCTGCACCCGTTCGTGGGCGGCACGAATCCGGGCGGCAAGGGGCACGCATGGGTGAAGCGGTACTGGATCGATCGCGATCTGCCGCCGTGGCTTCGTAAGTACGGCGATCAGTTCCTGTTCATCCAGTCGAAGGCAACCGACAACCCGTACAACCCGGAGTCCTACTTCGAGGAACTGAAGTCGCTGCCGCCTCAGATGGCGAAGGCGTACGCCGAAGGCGATTGGGACTTGTTCGTCGGCCAGTTCTTCAGCGAGTGGCGCAGGGAGCTTCATGTCTGCAAGCCGTTCGTGATCCCGTCGTACTGGAAGAGATTCCGGGCGATCGATTGGGGCTTCTATCCGGGCTTTACGTGCGTGCTCTGGTTCGCGGTCTCGCCATCGCGGCGCGTGTACATCTATCGCGAGTTGTACGTGCGCGAGTGGACGCCGGAGAAGGTCGCGAAGCAGGTGATCAAGCTCTCGGCCGACGAGCAGATCGCGTACACCGTGATCGATCCGGCCTGCAAGATGGGAATGCAGGACGGCGGCAAGTCCGTCATCGAGCAGCTTCAGGACGGCGGGCTTCAGTGCGTCGCAGGATCGAACGCGCGCCTCGCCGGATGGGCGAGAGTCCACGAGTATCTAGCATGGGAGCGCGACGAGGACGAGAAGCTCGTCAAGCCGCCGATGCTGCAAGTTTTCGAGACGTGCTACAACGTGATCCGCACGATCCCGACGTTGGTGCATGCAGAGACCGGAGACCCGGAAGACTGCGACACCGATGGAGAAGATCACCCGCCCGACACAGTTCGGTACGGGCTGATGACACGGCCCCCGCTTGCGAAAGTCCCGCTGGAAGCGATGACGCAAGAAGTCGCCGAAGCGGCTCTTCGGGCGGCACAGGCTGAAAAACGGAGAGCAAAACATGTTTGAACATCAGGCACTTGGAGTGGTGCTGGCGGTATTCATCGTGATCAGCGTGGTCTTCGCGCTGCTCGCAGTCCGAGTTTCGGACAAATTGCGCGACATGCGCGAACTCGCCGAAGGGCGCAAGCTGGAGCTCGACGCGATGGGCCGCGAAATCGCCTCAAAGAACGACGAGATCACGCTACTAAAGAACGGCCGCAAGTACGACGTGGACGTACTGACGGCTGATCTCTATCGCGAGCGCGAAGAGCGTCGGCTGGCGCGCGTGAACCTGCTGCAGGTAGTCGAGCACGCGAGAATCTGCGCGCAGAACTCCAGCATGCGCGCGGAGATCGGCGGCCTGATCCTGTCGGATCAGGAAGACCACGGCGACGTGAGCGATCATCACGTCGATCGCAGCGGAACCTGTGTAGGTGATCAAATCGCGAGCGCGGCCAATCCTTACTCGACTCGCCTCGACGCATAAGCGAGGCGACATGTCGAAGAAGAAGCTGCGACACGACGGCTTCGCTTACCGCATCACGAAGAAGGGCTATCCGCGCTTCAACACGATGGGGCCGCGCAAAGGCGAGTACGTCCATCGCTACGAAGCCGCGAAGAAGCTCGGCCGCCCGCTGCGGGAAGACGAAGAGGTTCACCACCAGAACGGCGACAAGCGCGACTTCTCGCACGGGAATCTAGTGATCCTCGGCAGCGAAGTCCACGGATGGGTGAGCGCGCGGCAGGCATTCTGGATGCGCGAGCAGGACATAAAGTCCGACCTCGCGTTCAACGCCTACTTCGAGGGCGAGGCGAGAGGCGGCGGGCTGGTCCCGTGCGATCTCCGCTGATGCTCGCCTGCGTGGTGCAAGCGATCCGCGACGGGATCGAGGAAGTGCCGTTCGACTGCTCCTACAAAGAGCAGTACCGCACGATGGATCGCGCGCTGCAAGTAGCGCGCCGGATGGCGAGGAACAAGAACCAGACGAGCGCGGCCGAAGCCTATCGGTGTTGGGCGTGCCGCTGGTTCCACGTCGGGCACAACCCGCGCGTGATGCTGACACATTGAGATGGGACGAAGACCGACGTTCTTTGACAAAGGTGCTGCACGGGAGCCTGTGGCCGATCAGTTACAGGTACTGACTCGCTTGTGAGGGGAGCGGGGAAACTGATGCAGACAGCAAATAAGCGGCTCGTCCCTAAACTTCCGGCGTGAAGAGCGCCGAGATCACAGCAGTACACGGAGAAACGAACATGAGAAGCAGAGGCAGAATCTTCGCCGCGATCTCGGCGCTTCTGATCGTGGCGGTCCTGAGCACGGCAGCGTTCGCGCAGTTGCCGCGCGTCGTGTCGGGGTGGGTGATCTACACAGCGATGGGCTTCGCGTTCGAGGCGACGGAGAACGCCGGGCCGGATGTCGGCCTGAAGCGCTCGGCTGCGGGCGAGATCAGCCTGACAGACACGATCAACACCTACGGCGGCAGCCTGAAGACGGATGCCGTGACCGTGCAGACGGCGAATGCGTCCACGTGGAAGAGCGGCGTGAGTTCGGAACTGATCACGCTCTCGACGGGCGGCGCGACGACCGATTCGACGGCCAACCTGCTCCCGGCGAACTCGCTGATCGACGCGGTGAACTGTCGCGTCACGACCACGATCACGACCGCGACGGATTGGGCGCTCGGTGACGCCACTGTGGCCGCGCGCTTCGCGGCCGCGAACGCTACGATGACGGCGGGCGCGACTTCCGTGGGGATCGCGCAGTGGAACACGGCGAACGCGAACAACGCCGGGCCGGTGCAAGGCTCGGCCGCCAAGCTGCGGATCACGACCACGGGCACGCCGGGTGCCGGAGCCGTCCGGTGCTCGGTCTTCTATCGCACGCCCGTCGCGCCGACTTCCTAACAATGCAAGGCGATGCACTACCGCGCTGCCCGGTTGGGGGAGGATCGGGCAGCGCTCTTTTGCGGAGGCAACTGATGGACGGCAGCTTCATGAAGGACATGGTGAAGTTCGTTCTGCTGGCCGGGCTGGTAGTCGGCCTGTTGCTCGGCGGCATGATCTACGCGCTGGCCGTCTTCGCGACGTGGCCGTTCCGGTGGGGCGTGCTGGTAGGTCTCACCGTGTTCGGAGCCGGGCTGTGGGTGTGGAAGAAGTTCATCGAGGACTGAGTGGTCTACGTGGACGACATGGCGGCACCGTACCGGGGTATGAAGATGTGCCACATGCTCGCAGACTCGACTGAGGAACTGCTCGCGATGGCCGACAGGATTGGCGTCGCTCGCAAGTGGCTCCAGAAGGCGGGCACGGTCTATGAGCACTTCGACATTTGCCTGTCGAAGAAGGCGCTGGCCGTAGCTGCCGGTGCTCGTGAGATCACACAGAAAGAGACCGGCCGGATCATCCACGCACGGCGAGAAGCGAAGGCGAACGGAACTTCGTAAAAGGTAGGCAGGAGTGAGCGAGCAGATCGGCTTCACCCGTGAAGGCGGGAATGCGTGCAACCGCTGCGGGACACCCGATCGGCCGAGCCTGATCCCCGGCCTGTACGACGACGACGGCAATCAAGTCGTCGATCACTTCGTCCGGCTCGATATGCGGTACTGGGACACGGAGCACCTGCCGCAGCGACTGCGCGAGCAGGGCTGGCGGCCGGAGATGTTTCAGGGACGCCGGGTGATCATCCGGTATCTCTGCATGCAGTGCATCGACGAGTCGGCCGAGACCGAAGAAGCCTGGAACCAACTACGCGCCGAAGCAGCGCGGGCCTCACAGGAACCGAAGCCGAACAGCTTCTACTACCACCTTGCGGGAGAGTGACATGAAGCGATTCATGCGAGTGGCGGCTTTCACGCTGGCGATCCTGCTGGCGAACATGGCGCAGGCGCAGTCACCGATCGAGCGGCAGACGCAGACAGGCGCGAGCGGCTCGACGCTGACGTTCAACAACTCGATCGGCTCCGGCCTGATGAAGCTGGAGTACAAGATCAGCGGCTCGCCCGCGACGGCCTCGATCGTCCTGAAGGGCTGTATGCGCGGCGGTACGTGCGACACGCTCCAGACGGACACGACGACGACCGACACGATGCGGCTGGTGTCCGGCCTGTGGGACTACATGACGATCGAGCCGACGTTCACGGGCGGATCGTCGCCGAGCGTGCGAGTGAACTGGCTCGCGATCGCGCGCTCGCCGATGGGCGACGCATGGGGCGTGATCGTCTCGACGAGCGGCGTCGGATCGAACGTGAACGTCGCACAGTGGGGCGGCACGGCGGTCGTTAATGGCGGCGTGGCGGGGTCGGTCGGAATCGGCGGGGCGGCAGCGGACGGAGCAACGGCGCGGAACCCGGTAGGCGTCGGCATGAAGGAAACGACGACCGGGTTTGCCAAACACCTTGAGTGCTTCACGTCATCCTCTGTCTGCATCCCGAAACTGTACGGGACGAGTTACTCGAACCCTACCCTTATCGAGGGGTTGCAAAACGTTGTAGCTCCGGTCATCGCTGCCACGGGGACTAACGCTCTATTGCTCGTTGACCCCGTCGAAATGACGAACACGAACGGAACGCTCACGACGACGCAGCACCTTGCGGCCTTCGCGTATCCGTCCACGAGTTCCGGCACGAACGCGACGCAAGTCGTCATCATCGACCTGCGGAACCTGCACGACTCGTTGGCAATCGTCACGACCGGCTCGGCGGGTACGCATACGCTCACCGTCGAGGGCTGCACGGATTCGACCTGTACGACCGCTCCGCTCACCATCGAGTCGATGGTCGCGGCGGCGAACCAAGTGAAACAATTCACGGCAACGACGGTCGGCAACACGACGGCTGTATCGCCGCTGGCCTTCCGATGGGTGCGCGTGACTGTCGGCGCGGCGGGCGCGGGCAATACGACCACGCTCCGCATGGCGGCGAAGTAGGAGGCGCGATGAACGTTGGGATTCATGCTGAGTTCTACCCGATGCGCGCGCACGTGACGGACGTGCCGTCGATGCCGATCTCGACAGGTGGCGCGACGTTCGGGCCGGTGTTCCGCTTCTAGCAGGGCAACTTCGTTCCGGGGGACGCTACGTGGACCCACTCTACGCACCAATGCTCGTCGCAGGCATTGGCGTGTTGATCCAGATCATCGCAGGCTACGCGAACTACCGCTACTTCACCGGCAAGAACGAAGAGCGTCTCAGGAACCTCGGCGACGACGTGCTGGAATTGAAAGCCAGTCGCGCAAAGATGTGGGAGAACATCACCTCGACGGCCTCGGATGTCGCGTACCTGCGCGGCCGGATCGACGAGCGCAAAGCCAACGGAGCGACGGCGCGATGAAGCTGAAGCTGATCTCGAAGCGGCCGAACGGCGACTCGACGCCCGGCTCGCTCTACGTCGATTGCCAGTTCGAGTGCAACACGATCGAGGACATCGTTCGCGAAGTGATGGGCGTGCCTGTCGAGAAGTGGAAGATCAAGGGGCGCACGGCGATCCCGTCCACCAAGTACAATGGCGGCAAGCTCTACAAGGTAGTCATCGACTACTCGCAGCGCTTCGAGCGCCAGATGCCGCACGTGCTCGACGTGCCGGGCTACGCCGGGATCAGGTTTCATCCCGGCAACGACGCGCCGAACTCCGAGGGCTGCATCCTGCCGGGCACGCTGAATACGAACTGCACGGCGATCTTAGGCGGCACGAGCATCCCGGCGTACGAGAAGCTGTTCACCAAGATCGCGCAGGCGCTCGCGCTGAACCAGGAAGTCACGCTGGAAGTCATCAGGGAGGAAGAAAATGGAGTCGCAGTCACTTCAGCAGCCGCAGGTGCGTAAGTACGGCCTGTGGATTCTTTGCGCTTTGGGCGTTATAGCGCTCGGTGTAGCGTTCATGTCGTGGAAGCAAGCCCACGACGACTCGTTGCTCGCGAAGGCCCGCGAGGAAATGAGGGACCAAGAGATCAAGCTGCTCCGCGAGCAGATCAGCTATCGCGACGAGCAGACGGCCAAGCAGGTAGCGCAGTACGAGAAGCTGATCAAAGAAGTGAAGACGGTTCCGCAGGTGGTCCGCGAGATACCGCGTGTAGTCGAGTTACCCGCGCAGCCGCGAGTCGTGAGCGAGACGCCGCTGCCGGACGCACCAAGCCTCACTCGCGCCGAGATTAAAGAAGGCGACGTTGTACTCCCCAAAGAATCGGCCAAGCCGCTGTTCGATCGGCTGGCCGTTTGCAAGGAACAGGAGCTACAGCTTCGCGCATGCGCCGAGAACAATCAGGCACTCCAGCAGATCGCCGAGAAGGAAAAGGCCACGGCCGAGGACTACAAGAAGGCCGCGAAGGGCGGCGGCTTCTGGAAGCGGCTCCGGCGCAACGGCAAGGCAGTGGCGATCGGCATCGGGATCGGCGTAGCGGTTGGGGCGTTCGTCTCGCGCAAGTGATCGAGTGGCCGGTCACGCGGGCGCAGCAGATCGCCTCGCACGACTACGACGAGTACGAGATCATCGAGTTTCCCCGGCGCAGGCGCACAGAGTTCAAGGTCTTCGGCTTCACGATCACGATCACGAGGGATGTGTAGATGGGAATGATCGAGCGAGTACGGGCGTGGGTGTGGAGCGCGGTCCTGATCGCGCTGTACGTCACGATCGCGGTGGTGGGCTTCGCGATCGGCGGCATCGTGGTCTACCTCACGCTGAAGCACCCGCTGTCGTTGGCGAGCCTGTTCTTCGGCCTACTGCTCGGCGTGTATCTCGGCTTCCTGCTGTCGCGTCGGCACCTGACGATCACGAGCGCGCTCTACACCGACATCCTCAACGAGTTGAACGCATGGCGTAACAAGGCCCGCGAGTACGAGGCGGAACTACTCGGCAAGAAGAAAGGGCGATGATGGCGGCTATCCTCTGGCTGTTCTGCATCGGCGGGCAGGCGATTCACTGGTACCTGAAGGCCGACTGCGTGAAGCGCTCGGCCTCGCCGATCGGCACGATCCGCGAGTGGTTCTGGCGCAACCGGGCGAAGATCGTCGCGCGCCTGTTCTGGTGCAATCTGGCGTTCGCGGGATGGGTGATCAACCCCGACTTCGTTAACGACATCGCGCGGATCGTGGCCGGGCACCTTCAGCCGGGCGTCGTGCAGTCGCTGATCGTGAAGCTCGGCATCCCGCTCAACATCATCACGGCCGGGGCGTACGGGTACTGCTGCGACTCGCTGCTCGACAAGGCGCGCACGCGCTGTCTCGGCGGCGCGAACGAACTGGCGCTCAACGGCCATGCGGTGAACGCAGACGAGAAGTCTGATTCGGCTTCAGCGGGCAACTAGCCTGCGAGCTTAGGAGAACGCGATGGCAACGACGGAAGAGAAGCAGCGCGCCGAGCAGGAGAAGCGGCTGCAAGGGCTGTACGACAGCGGCATGCGCGGGACCGAGACTCCCCCGTGGGAGCGCGAGGAGAAGAAGCCCGCGAAGAGCAACCTGAAGCCGAAGGGCAAGGCCGCCAAGCAGGACGAGGAAGAGGAAGAGGAAGAGGGCGAGCGGCCGAAGGGCAAGAAGACAGAGAAGCCCGCCCGCGTCCACAACAAGCTGAAGATCGTCGGCGGCGACAAGGATCACGTCCACGTCGCGATCCCGCGCAAGCTGGTTCCGCAGATGGCGGGCGGCGATGACGACTAAGCGGCGTAGCGACAAGCGGTGCGAGTACTGCGAGATCGGCTACAAGCACAAGCCGGGCGACGGTGATCCGCTGTACTGCTCGCCCGACTGCAAGCTGGAGCACATCAAAGAGCGCACGCGAATCTTCAACGCGCTCTGCGATCAGGGCTTCGAGATCAAGGAAGTCTCGAACCTGTTCGAGCACGAGAACGGCGTCATCGTGGCGCTGGAAGAGGGAGAGAAATATGGCGTGGAAATGGCCGTGGAGCGCGCAACGTCAAGGCTCGCAACGCTCCGAGCGCAGGGCTAACCCGAAGATCGACCGCGCGCTGCACGAGCAGATGATGGCGATCATGCAGCGCCAGATCGACACGCTGCGCGATCTCGTGCGCTCTCAGCAGCAGGCGCTCATGTCGAAAGACGAGCAGGTGCGATGGGTGCTCGAAGACAAGTTGATCCGGCCGCGCCTCTTGACGCTGCCGATCGGGCGTGACAAGCCGCGCGTGAGCGAGAACCAGCAGGGGCAAGTATTCCACCCTGCGGCGCTCAACGATCAGCCGCACTTCGACGGCACCAAAGACGCCGAACTGCTGTCGGCTGAGACGGCGGAAGTGAAAGCGATCGCCGAAGACCTCGAAGCGTCACGCGCTATCCGGCGCGGCACGGTGCCGGAAGTCCCGCAACCGCTTCCCGAAGAGTGGGCGGAAGAGTGGGCGAAGGAGCACAGAGCATGAAGCGATTCGATCGGGCTTACCGATGGGCGCTGATCTCCGCATTCCTGCTGGCGCTGCTGCTCGCGTGCGCGCTCGACGGGCACGCGCAGACGCTGACCTACCCGTACGGCACGATCAAAGACCTCACCGGGACGGCGGTGTCGAGCGGCAAGGTGACGTTCGATCTCCGGCCGGGAGCCGACGCGACGATCTCCGGCGTGACGCGCTTCACCCCGCAGACGGTCACGTGCCGGATCAACGCGAACGGGAACATCGTCATCCTCGCGACCACGAACGACCGGACTGTCTCGTCGATCGCGCGCGCTGCGAACGTGGTCACGGTCACGACGACGGCGAATCACCCGTACGCGACCGGCGACTACATCGTCATCTCCGGCGTCACGGGCGGGACGACGGCCTTCAACGGCCTCTTCCAGATCACGAGCACGGGCGCGGCGACGTTCACGTACCCGCAGACCGGCGCGAACGAAGCAGGCGCGGCCGGGACGACTCACGCAGGCTGCCGCGTCACGCAGAACACGTCGCTGGTGCCGACAGGCAGCTACTACCTCGTGACGAACTATCCGGGGAACGTGCCGACAGCGAAGTACAACTGGTACGCGCGGACCACGACCGAAGACCTGACGACGGTTGTGCCGACGCCAGCGACCGCACCGGGCTATACGTTCGTGGACATGATCACGAACCAGACGATCGGCGGCGACAAGACCTTCACCGGCTCGACTACGTTCAACCAGACGGTTGTGCTCGGCGGCGCGACGCCTTTCAGCGTCACGGGCTTCCCGCTGGTGTCCGGCCTCACGGTCGAGCAGATCGATCCTACGTTCACGATCAGGACGGCGAACAACTACAACGTCACGGCAGCGAATCCCGGTGCCGCGCGCGCGATCACGATCAGCGATCCGGGCGGCGCGGACGAGTTCCTGTGGAAAGCGGCCTCGCAGGCCATCACCAACAAGACCTTCAACTCGACGAACACGTACTCCGGCGTCATCGACAACGCCGCGACGTTCACCGGCTACAACGACCGCACGGCGATCGCCGCGCCTTCGACTCCGGCCGCTGGCAAGGCGCGCGTCTACATCGACAACGTGTCGAAGAAGCTCTGCTCGAAGGACGATGCCGGGGCGGTGACGTGTACGAGCGGCGCGGCCGCGTCGTCATGGGCGTACAACGCGACCGACAAGGCGTGGGAGCTATTCGACTCGACGATCACGGGCGCGCTGCTGTCGAAGGTGCCGGGCTTCGAGATGCGCTGGCAGTTCGGCAGCGGATCGCTCAACACGACCGATGGCGGCTACCACGGCGGCGGCTTCGCCTTCAACGTCACGGGCATTGTCGCGGCATGCAGCCCGGTTGCTTCCACAGGAAAGATGCGAATGACGACCGGCGCGACGAGCGGCAACGGCTGCGCGCTCACCGGCTGGCGGCAGGCCACCAACGGCCACGACTTCTTTCAGCTTCAGAACGTCCAGACGATCTATTTCACGATCGACCCGGTGCAGACAACGAGCGTCACGCTGCGCGTCGGAATCTCCGGCGCTGGCTCGACCAGCCCGCCAACGCAGTCGGTGTACCTCGAACACCTGAGCACCGACACGAACTGGTTTCTGGTGACTTGCACTTCGCCGTGCTCAGGCGGCACGCAGACGCGCACGGACACGACCGTCGCGCTGGCGCCGGGCGCGCAGAGCTTCATCATGACGATCGCGACGGGCACGGTGAGCGTGTACCAGCCGGGCAACTCGACCGCGAAAGCCACGAACACGACCAACATCCCCGCTGCTTCTCAGGTGATGGGATTCTTCGGGCAAGTAGTGACGGCGGCAGCGGCCGCAAAGAGCTTCGACTTCTACGCAGCGCACGTGATCGGCAAGCAGATCGGATTCTAGGAGAGCCGTGAAGCCGACGAACGCCAAGATGAAGACGGCCGGTGCTGACGAGCGGGAGAACAGCACGGCCGAACTCGAACGCGAATTGATCGCGTGGGGCGAGAAGATTTACAAGCAGGACTCGCACGGCCGTTTTGCGGAACAGCGGGAGTGGCTCGAAGAGGCGCTCTTCTACCAGCGGCGGCAGTGGCTGGAGTGGAACGACGACAAGAAGACGTACACGCTGATCCCGCAGGACAAGGCGAAGCCCCGGCCGATGCCGGTGTCGAACTACTTCGCCAAAGCCGTGAACGCCTGCGCGAACTCGTACGGCCGCGTGCGCGTCGTGGCGACGCCGGATGACGACTCGTACCAGAACCGGCGCGCGGCTGAGTACAGCGAGAAGGCCGCGAAAGCCATAGACAAAGAGTCGGGCTTCGAGTTGCAGATTCCGCTGCTCTCGAAGCACCGGGCGCTGTGGGGCATGGGCGTCACCGTCGATGTCTTCGACGACTCGCATGCGTCGGGCGTGACTCAGATCGAAGACGAGCAGATCGAGAAGAGCATGATGCTCGGCTGCATCGACTGCGGCGGCTCGTTCGACATGGGGCCGATGCCCGAAGGCCAAGAGGGCATGATGCAGGGCGGCGAGATGCAGGGGCAGATGCCGTGCCCGCGCTGCGGCTCGCAGACGACGCTGATGTACCCGCAGGACACGGCCGTCCCGATGGGAACGGAGTCCTACGGCAAGGGCAAGATCAGGACGGAAGTGCGGCCGATCTTCGAGTTCTTCCTGCCGCGCGACTGCACCGATCCGAACAGCGCGGCGCGCGTGGAGCGGCGCTACCGGCAGCCGATCTCGAAGCTGAAGCGCATGTACGGCGAGCGCGCGGCCGGGATCAAGGGCGACCAGAAGAGCGAAGCGCAGGAAGCGTACGCGGAAGCGCTGCGGTCTTTGGTCAACTACAACTTCATGCACGAGAACGCGCAGGACTGCGCGACCGTGACGGAAGTGTGGGCGCGGTGGGACGAGCTTCCGAAGGACTTGCAGGACCAGATCGCTGAGTTCGACGGCGAGATCGCCGGGCTGATGCAGCGGTGGGGCATGTTCGTGATCTACGCCGGGGAAAAGGTTCTGGACTTCGGCGTGAACAACAACTACGACGAAGACACCGACGAGTGCTACACGTCGCCGTACACGTTCTTCCCGTGGGAAGCCGATCCTGCCAACGTCTACAACAAGGGCGCGGGCGCTGATCTCGTCCCGGCGCAGAAGCGGCTGAATCGGCTCGACTCGCTGATCGAGCTTGCGTTCATGACGAACGCAGTCGGCAAGTGGCTCTGGCCGAAGACGCAGACGACGAAGCCGCCGAGCGGCGATCCGTCCGATGTCGCCGAGTACGACCCGATCGGCGACGGGAAGATGAAGCCGGAGTTCGTGCTGCCGTCGCCTGTGTCGCCGCAGGTGTGGCAGCTACGCAACGCGATCTTGCAGGACTTCGTTGAGATCGCCAACATCGCGGGGATCGAGCAGGGCGACGCGGGCGGTGCCAAAGCCTTCCGCGCGATCGCGTACCTCGGAGCGAAGGCCGAAGAGTCAAAGAGCACGCAGCGCTACCTGTGGGAGCAGTGTCATCTCCTGCGCTACAAGAAAATCCTGCTGCTTGCGCGCAAGGGTTGGGACGAGCAGCGCAAGGTCCGGGTGTCCGGCTGGAACGGGCGCTACGTGACGGCGATGCTGTCGGGCGATGACCTGAAGGGCGCGTGCTCGGTCGACTTCGTGCCCGACTCGTCGCGGCCGCGCCTGCTCGCCGAGAAGATGGAACTGGTGTCGATGATGATCCAGTCGGGGCTTGTCGATCCGACCGATCCTTCGACGCGGCAGTACATCATGGACTTCGTGAACCTCGAAGGGCTGAATCTGGCCGACGATCTCCAGTTCCGCAAGGCAGAGCGCGATCTGGAGAAGCTGAAGCGCGGCGAGATGCCGTTCGAGTCGCCGTTCCAGAAGTGGGACATCTTCCTGAAGTTCTTCGCGCTGTACACGCTGACGGAAGAGTTCGAGACGCTCGATCCGAACATTCAGGCGATGGTGCTCGCGTACACCGAGTACATCAACCTGAAGGTCACGATGGCGTCGATGCCCGCGCCTTCGGCCATGATGGGCGGCGCTGGCGCGCTGCCACCGGGATCGCCGAACGCGCAAGTCGGCGCGGCGCTCGATCCGAACAAGCGGCCGGAGAAGACGTTGAGCAAAGTACCGGGCCAGGGTGCATCAGTAGCGAGCACGCAGGCAGCAGCAAAAGCAGAAGGCGCGGCCGTAGCCGCAGGAGCGTAAGACGATGGCGAAGAACCAAGCAGCGAAGAATGCGGCTGCGAAGACCGGCGCACCGGCACCGGCAGCGCAGCCGGAGACCCCGAACCAGCCCGTCGAAAACGCGCAGCCGATCGACGAGAGCAAGAAGTCGAAGCCCGATCCGGCCGCCGACCCGACGCCTCGTAACACCGAGAAGCTCGACTCGCTCGGCAACGAGAAGACGGACAAGGCGCAGTCCGGCGTGGGCGGCTCCAGTCTCGGCCCGCGCGGCAAGCAGGACGTGCCGCAGGACGCGAGCACGCCGGAAGAGCGCGCGGACGTGAAGCGGGCGCGCGAGAAGGCGGCGGCGAAGAAGATCACCGACGCGAAGGACTCGATCGGCAACGAGCAACTCAGCGGCAACGAAGGCCCGAAGCTCGGACCTCGCGGCCCGAACCACAGCACCAAAGACAGCTTCAACGAGACGGCAGTACCGGCGAAGAAGTAGCCCTTGCAAGGCGTGGCACCGTAACGCGGGAGGGGCCGGGCGCTCGACGCCCGGCTCTCATCTCAGCCAGAACAGGAGAAAAAGAAGATGGCGCGCGAGCAGATCGAAACGGCAGTGAAGGAACTCGGCAACACCGGGGCAGGCAGCGGCGCGGACGACGCGGCCGAGGAAGTCCAGAGCGCGGACACGGGCGAGAACGAAGAGATTGAAGAGCAGCCCGAAGTGGCCGAAGGCGGCGAGGAAGAAGAGCAGCCTGAAGGCGGCGACGACGAAGGCGAAGTCGAGCAGCCCGGCGACGAGGAAGAAGAAGGCGAAGAGGGCGACGGCGAAGAGGGCGAGGAAGTCGAGATCGACGCCGAAGCGGGCGAGCCGACGCCGGAGCATCAGGTGTTCTCGCAGATCACCGAGGCGCTCGCCGGGATGAACTACCCGATCGAGATCGACCCGGCGAATCCACAGGCCGGTCTCGAAGAACTCTCGCTCCAGTTGCAGGACGCCGAGACGCTGTACGACATCATCAACGGCAAGCAGAGCGTCGGGAATCTGCTTCAGGTGCTCGAAGACAACTACCCGGCGAAGACGTTCCGCCAAGTCGTCTCCGACTTCTTGGAGTACGCGGCCGAGAAGGGCTTCATCGCCAACGCCGGGGGCGAAGGCGAAGAGGGCGGGGAAGGCGAAGAGGGCGAGTTCGCCGATCCGCTGGAGAAGCAGGTTCGCGATCTGAAGAAGCAGATCGAGACGCTCACGAAGAAGGGCGCGCGCCCGGCCGCTGCCAGCGCGCAGCCGGAGCGGCGCGAACTGCCCGCCGAGCACCAGCGGGTGCTGAAGACGTTCATGGGCCGTGTGGAATCGCTCGCGGCCGGGAAGGGCATCAGGGACAAGGATTTGGTCCAAGATGCGATCGATGCGGTCGCGAAGAGGATCGCCGGGAACAAGGCGATCTTGAACCGCATCGGGAAGAACAATTTTGTCGATGTCGATCGGCTCTTCACCGAGTACCACAACCGCATCACCGGGTTGCGCGTCGCGGCGAAGAAGAAGGTCATCACCGGCAAGCAGGTTCGGAGTGCCAACACTCCGAAGACTCCATCGGGAGGCGCACCAGTGGCGCAAGGGCCGACTAAGCGGCAGGTTGTACCGCTCAAGCGGGAAGACCGGATCGCGGCGGCAACGAGTCAGCTTACGAAGTAGCCGAGCGGGGAGCGAATCACCCAAGAAGCCGTCGCCAGCAACCAAACGGCGCGGCAGGAGAAAACGCTGTGGCCGACGCAAGCACCATCGCACGCATCGGGGGCATTCTGAGGAATGTCTACGGTGACTCCATTGTGGAGCAGCAGAACCTGAAGGCTGTGATCCGCAAGAAGTTCACGAAGGCGAAGGCTGTGCGGCTCGGCGGCGATCATTGGGAGGGCAGCGCTCGCGTGGGCGGCAACCGCGCAGGCGTCGGCGCTCGCAATTCGGATGATCCGCTGCCGACCGCAAAGCGCCAGCAGGAGAAGAAGTTCCAAGTGTTCGATCGTGCAGTCTTCGGAGTCGTGAAGCTGTACGACAAGGACATCGAGAACTCCGTCTCCGATGCCCGCGCCTTCGCGAACCATCTCGACGATGAGGTCACGCAAGCGACCGACGACCTCACCAAGCACATGAACATCATCACCTACGGTGACGGCACCGGCATCTTGGCGACTGTCAACGCCAACACCGTCGCGGCGAACACGTTCGTCTGCGCGACGGGCACTGCCTTCGGGCAGTTCGGCGGGCGCTACTTGCAGGCGGGCGACCAGATCGACGTGTGGGACTCGACTCTGGCCGTCAAGCGAACGCCTGCGGGCGGCGTCGAGATCACCGCGTACGAGCCTTCGACTCGTACCGTCACCGTCTCGGCGAACCTGACGCTCACTGCGACCGACATCGTTGTCCGCGTGGACTCGGTGAACAAGGAATACATCGGTCTCCAGTTGGCGTCGGACAACTCGTCGGGCGTCACCTTCGAGGCGCTGTCCCGTACGACCTACCCGATCTGGCGCGGCAACGTGATCTCGGCCGGTGGGGCTGCTCTGGCGGAAGACCATCTCCAGCAGATCATCTCCCTGATCGAGACGGCGAGCGGCGAGGGACCGGACACGATCGTCTGCTCGCAAGCGCAGTGGGACAAGTACCTGAAGCTCGGTATCGCGCTGAAGCGCTACATCGACACGTCGAAGCTGGATCGTGGCTTCCAGACTCTCGACTACAACGGCATCCCGTTCACGAAGGACGTGGACTGCCCGCCGATGATCATCCACGTGTTCAACTCGCAGTACGTCAACAACGGCGTGGTCACGCCGTTGTCGTGGATGCAGCGTGACGGTTCGATCCTGAAGTGGACTCCGGGCTACGCGGCCTACACCGCGATCCAGCGGGAGTACGGCAACTACGTGTACCCGAAGCCGAACGCCCTCGGCCGTATCGAGGCGCTTCAGGTGGACGCCGCGTACCTGCGGTAGTCCGGGCCAGCACGAAGTCCCTCAACCCTCTCACTAGGGGCCGGGGTAACACCCGGCCCTTCTTTCACACGCAATCAGGAGAACGAGATGGAAACGATCTTTCTGGTGCTGCTGGCAACGGTGCTGCTGATCGGCATGGCCGTCGCGCACACGGCCGTCGATACGAAAGTTCCCGGCTCGCGCAAGCTGATCGACAGCGAACTCGCGCTCGACAACGCGTACCCGCAGGCGACGGGCGGCTACCCGATCAACGCCGCGACGTTCGGCCTCACGACGATGGACTGGTTCCTGCCAGTCTGCGCCTCTACCGGCTTCGTGCCCGTGCTCGACAGGGCGAACTCGAAGCTGCGTATGTTCAAGCAGACCGGCGCGGACGGCGCGCTCGTCGAAGTGGCGAACGGCGTCGATCTGTCGGCCACGAAGGTCTACTTGCTGGTGAGCGGCATCTAGCGTGCCGCCGATCAGACAAGTCGGGAAGATTCTGCTCGTCGGCGACGGGCCGCTGCCGATCTCCGAGCGCTTCCGCTCGGAGTTGAAGGCGTTCGACTCGTCGCTGATCGTGCTCTACAACGAGCACGGCATGCACGCCGGGAAGTACCAGATCGAGAAGTGCATCGAGCACCACGGCGGCGGCGATCACTCGCACCTGTGTCGGCGCATGTACGTGATGACCGTGCAGGGCGACGACGG